GCTAATTTAGCCGCATTATCTGAGCGATTGATACGCGAAAATGGCCGCGATGCTTTATTGATTACAGAGACAAATACAGGCGCAGACTATCAGCCGACTATTAGCCAAACGAGCGAAACAATAAAACTTGTGCAAAGCTCTTTTAATACTTTAGACAATAATGATTTTTTACTAGCTGCGCATGATGTTAAGTTTTTGGTGTCTAGTGCGTTTACAATCAGCACAACACAGCGCATCGAAACAAACGGATTACAATATAGTATTATTGGGCTTAAAGAGATTAAACCAAGCGATACAAACATTTTGTACATTGTGCAAGGGCGTTTATAATGTCATTTAATAGCGATATTGAGAAACTAGCGCGTAAGTTAGCAATTACACAAGCCAAGGCGGTGGCGGCTTTTTGTATCAATATCAGCGCACGAGTAGAGCGTATGAGTCCTGTTGACACAGGATTGTTTAGAGCAAATTGGCAGGCATCCCTTGACCAGCCATACACGGGCGCGGTAAAACCTGCTAATCGTAATGGCTCAATCGACCATGTTATACCTTTCGCTAAACAAGCCGATGGCCATATATTTTATTTAACAAACAAATTGCCATACGCTAAAGCGTTGGAGTATGGCCACAGCCAACAAGCACCACAAGGCATGGTAAGAGTTAGTGTTAGAATGGCATTGCAAGAATTAGAAAACGCGGTCAGGAGTGTACAATGAGTCAAGCAGAAATAGAGTTGGCACTCTTTGACAAACTAGAGTCTATTAGTGGCACATTGCCAACTATTTACTATTCAAACAGCCCCAACAAAAACAAAGCTAATCCGCCAACAGGCGAGCATATCCGAGTAACTCTATTACGCGCTGATACCATCCCCGTAGGCATAGCAACAACAAGCCAAACGCTAGGCTTAATGCAATGCTCTATCTTTGTAAAAGATGGCACAGGTACAGTAAGAGCCGCGCAAATTGCGGATTTAATTTTAAGCGCATTCGCACGAAATACGGTATTATCTAATAATGTTCGCATTGACAAAACAGGCAGCGTAAACACTGGATTTACACAAGACGGGTGGTATATGTTGCCTGTAACCGTCCCATATCAACAGATTACGAGGTAACTCAAAATGACCGCAGCTTTAGTACAAACAACCGCAGGGGCAACCATTGGTATTAGTGCCACATTGCCAGCCACAAACGATGCTGCAGGTTATGCCGCATTAACCTTTTCTTTAATTGGCGAAGTAACCGACTTAGGCGAATTTGGCCGCGAATATGCAACGGTTACGCATAACCCTGTCGCATCAAGACGCACTATCAAGCGTAAAGGCTCTTTTAACGACGGCACAATGGCGTTACAGTTAGCGATTGACCGTGATGATGCGGGACAGATTATCGCGCTTGCAGCCGTTGGCTCTGATGCTAACAAAGCGATTGCTATTACATACCAAGACGGCTCAAAAGATTATTTCAGCGCGTTGGTTATGTCTTTTAAAACAAACGCTGGCAGTGTTGACCAGATTTTGTCAGGTTCTATTAACCTAGAAATCAATACTGATATTATATCTGTTGTCTTGCCATAATCTTTAAACCATTACGCCCCTAGCAATAGGGGCAACAAAACAAATAGAGGCTATTATGGATTTATCGACTTTATTACCAAAAAACGATGCGGTTATTCAATTAAAGCACCCTGTAACTGGTGAGTTTTTGCCTGATATTGAAGTCACCATTGTTGGCCACGACTCGCCTGTATTTAAAAACGCAATCAAAGCGCGAGCCAAGGCACAAATAGCGCGTAAGTCTAAAGAGTTAGACTTAAACGCTAACGAGCGCGATACCATCGAGCTATTGGCACAATGTACGTTAGGCTGGAAAGGTATCTCTGAGGGTAGCAAAGTTATCGAGTTTAGTTTTGATAATGCAGTTAGTCTTTACACGCGCTATAACTGGATTAAAGAGCAAATTGATAATGCTATTAGCGACCGCGCCAATTTTTTTATCAATGCGTAGAGAATCTTAAACTCTACGCTAAACAGCAAGCGTGGTGGAATAGTTGTCCACAGACTAAGGGCGCGAAAGAATACAATCGTATTACGCGCCTAAAGCAATTCACGCAAAACAATCCTACCCTAACACCTGATATGCCTACTTTAACAAGTGGGCTTTATCTTATCAATTTACTGCATGAATCTGGCACAATATCCTATACAGACGGCATAGCAAAACGGTTATCATGGACTGAGTTAAAAGCGTGGGCTGATTTATCTGGTTATGTGCTAGACTCATGGGAAGCTGATACAATTATGCAGCTAAGTCTTGTGTATGCTGATATGCTAAACGAGGCAACAGACCCGTTGTGTCCTATGCCTATGGTTCGTGTAATGACTCAAGATAAACGCGCACAAGTGGCTAACAGTGTTAAAAACGCGCTACGCTCAATCGGTAAAAAGAGGTGATAAGATGGCAGATTTATTGATGATTGGGCTTGGTGTTGATACTAGACGATTACGCGATGGTGAGCGAGCGTTAGGACGTTTACAACGCGCAGGCAACAACACAGAAAACGCGCTAAAACGAATGGCAGGTGTTTTAACAGGTGCTTTTACAGCCAATAAAATACTTGAATATGCTGATGCTTATACTCAATTAGAAAACAAGTTAAAACTTGTCACAAACTCAATGCAAGAGCTTGGATATGCTACCGATGACGTTTTGCAAATATCACAACGCACAGGGCAAGCAGCAAAAGCAACAGGTGATTTATATTTTAAAGTGAGTCAAAACGCCGACAAACTTGGTATATCAATGACTGGTGTTGCGACTGTCACGGAGACAGTTGCTAAAACATTGGCTTTGTCAGGTGCAAGCACTCAAGGCGCAGAAGCTGCAATTTTACAGTTTGGCCAAGCGTTAGCAAGCGGCGCGATTCGCGGTGATGAATTTAACAGTGTTGCAGAAAATGCACCTGCATTAATGGACGCATTATCAAGAGCTTTAGGTGTAACAAAGGGAGAATTAAGAAACTTAGCGGCACAAGGCGCATTAACAAGCGATGTGCTGATTACAGCAATACAAGAACAATCTCAAGAAGTTGATAAACAATTTGGCAAAACAGCAACAACCATCGGTCAAGCATTCACAAAACTAACAAACTCTATGATGTTTTTTGTCGGCCAGTTAAACGAGGCGACAGGCGCAAGCGTTGGGCTAGTATCTTCGCTTGAGGGTATATCACGTTGGATTGATAGTGGCGCACCATTAGAAACAGCTGTATATCAAACGAAGCTGTGGGGTTATGCTTTTGATGATACAACTAGCGCAATACAAAGTGTACTTGTGTCTCTTGGTGTTCTTAAAAATGATGGCGGTCAAACAGCTACTTTTTTGACAGACGCTTTCACTAAATTGCCAGTTAATATTGCTGCATCTTTTAAAATTGCCAATGTTGAGGTTAAGTCGTTTTTTGATTACGTCAAAGAGGGTTTAATTATTAGTGCAGAGAGATGGCGCGAATTAGATAACGAGCGTAAAAACTCGATTGCGTCAATTTTAGCAGAAAGAGACGCACGTTTAGGTGCAGGAAATGCAGCCGTAAAAGCCGTACAAGATGAGAAAAAAGCACGGGAAGATCTAAGAACTCAAAAAGAATTTGAGTCGATGGTAGATGGTTTAATCGCTGAACAAACGCGCAAAACATCAAAAGAATTATTGCAGGACTCTATTAAAAAAGCACAAGCAGAAAAAGACGCTAAAAAAGCAGACAATGACAAAGCTAAGGCAGCAGAGCAATTAAACAACGCTTATAAGTCTTTATTGTTAAGCCAAAAAGAACAGATTGAGCTATGGGGTGATGATACCGCACTAGCAAAAATTAACTTTGATTTAAAAAATACAGAGTTAAGCAAGTTATTACCCAAAGAAAAAGAGCTTTTAAGAATCCAAGCTGCAAAAATTGACGCGCTAAAAGCCGAAGAAGCAGCAAAACAAAACCAAAAACAAACCGATGATTTTATGGCGCAACAAGGCCAAGAATTAGACGCTTTACGCAATAGCTACGCCACTAAAAACGAGATTGTTTATCAAGCCTATTTAGCGCGTGAGGCTATTATTCAACGTGCTGAGGCTAGAGGCTCTGTTTTAGAAGCTGAGGCGGCACAACTACGCCATGACAACGAGAAACAGCTATCTGATGAACGTATTGCGATTGCTAAAGAAGAAGCCGATAAGAAAAAAGAGCTAGACGACCAACGACTACAAGCTACAGGGCAATTGTTTGGTAATCTTGCGACATTGATGCAAACAGAGAACCGTAAATTGTTTGAGATTGGCAAAGCTGCCGCCATTGCTCAAGCTATCGTTAATACAGCAACAGCGATAACAAACGC